TATCGTGATAAATGATTTTACATATCACGTCAAGCTGTGATACGAAAGACGGTATGAACATAAACATATTCCGCGAGAGTAAAAATTGGTCGTATTCGGAGTTGGCACGCCAGGTCGGGGCTTCACATGCGACAGTCGTAAGGCGCTGGTGTCTGCCGTTAGGGCATAACGAGCGTTTAATTCCAGCACCAAAATATATGGATCGGATCGTTAAGCTGTCTCAAGGCGAGGTCATGCCTAACGATTTTTATGCGTTAGATGACTGAGGACGAGTTACAGATTTACATTGTGCAGTGGCTAGATGCCTCGCTGCCAATGGGGTCTGTCGTTCACCATTCGCCTAACGAGGGCAAGCGCCATGTGGCCTACAAGGTAAGGCTTAAAAAGCTGGGCATGGCGGCTGGCTGGCCTGATCTGGAAATATTTGCGCCAGATGCTGGCTGGAACAATGTGGCCGACAAAGGCCCGATTATGATTGAATTGAAGCGCCCCAAGGGCGGCAGCTTGTCAGCAAATCAAAAAGACATTCAAGAGCGATTGCGTTGTTGCGGTGTTTATTGCGTGACGGCAAAGCGCTTGGCCCATGTTGAGGCTTATCTAAAGCCGTTGCTAAAGCTGCGCCAAACAGGGCAGGCGAACTTACTGCGCCAGCTATGTGAGGCCCAGGGTGGCTGAACTGTTGCGCTTGTACCGCTGCGCTGCGGTTGGCTGGGAAACGGTTGCAGAGTGCGAGGTGTGTGCAAGCAGGGGCGATCTAAGCGGATGCTTTGCATGTGATGGCCGGGGCTGGCGACAACTGACAGAGGATGAAGAGCATGAACTGTCCGAAATGCAGGGGTAAGAGCAAGGTGCGGTCAAGCCGCCCACAAGGCCAGACAACAAGGCGCTTTCGCGAGTGCCTTAAATGCAAGCACAGATATAACACGGTTGAGATCATTGAGGTTGTGGCAGCGGCGCAGAAGCCAGCGCCAAGCCAGAAGGGCAGGGCTAAAAAGCGCGTGCTGACACCTCGCCCTGCCAAGGCTGCACCAGCGCCAAAGGATAGTGATCGCACTTGGGGCAGGTTAGAGGCTGATGAGCGCCTTAGTTTGAGGGATTTAGGGCTATGAACCAGCAGATAATGAACATGGCGCAGCAAGAGTTCAACCGCGCAATTATGAAAAATATGGGCATTTACCTGATCGCTGAAGCCTGGGGCATCAAGCCTCGCCAGGTGGTGCGGCACAAGGACGGCTATGGGTTGCTAACAGAGGGCTTTGTTGTGGCTGAGATAGCCAAGCAGATTAAGGAGATGAAGGTTGGACAAGACACAGTGGCCGCAACAGTGCGCCAGTTGCGGAGCGACACACGAGAGAATGTGGGGGTCATGGGTAATACTAGGTTCAGGGATTCTGGTTTGTGCCAGCGCAAAGTGCTGCCGCAAGGCCGCCGATTCGGAAAAACAGAAGGAAAAACCATAGAGAGGCTTCTATAGAGGCTTCTTTAGAGGCCATCAAGAAGCTAGCGAAACAACCTAAATATTTTGTGAAACAAAAGCGCGAAGCAAACAGCCATAGCGTGATTGCTAATAGGAGATTTTAACAATGGCCGAAAATCTGTCAAGCGGAAAAGTCGATCCCCAATTAATTCAATCCCTTATAAGCAAAACTGTGAAACACACAAATCACCGTTATAGGTGTGTCGCGGCAAAACGGCAGCGTGATCAGTGGGGCGCAAGGCAAGAAAAAGTATGGAATAGATTGCGCCGTGAGTGGTCAATTGAGCGTTTCAAAGCAGCAAGGCAGGAGTTCTGGGGCAGTAACCTGTTTCAACAGCGTGCCTTTATCGAAAAGATGGAGGTGTTTTTTGATGGACGTTAACCAGCTTCATAGCTTGTTCGTAGATGCAGCAGAGACAGATAGACGGTTGCCACCAGCTATACGCAAGCAGAAGATGGCCGCTTGGCCTGATGTAATCAATGACTGGCATGGCTACGGCTGGACGCAACTAGGCGAGACAGTCATCAGGCCTACATCAAAGCAGATAGATGAATATGACAAGGCTATGGGCTTCACAGTGCAGATGCCAGAAGATGATCGCCGGTTAGTCTGGGCGGTAGCGCATAGCGCAGCGTTTAAGGCAAGAGGCGCACCCTGGACAAAGCTGGCAAGAATGTTGCGGATGGGCAGCGATGGCAGGGTGGTCAAGCGTCATTACATGGATGCGCTTGTTCGGTTGCACTATAGGCTTTGACCGTGTTGCATCTTGCCTCATGGCAGAATGGCACATGATCCTTTAAGGGATAGTGTGTCACAGTGGCACATGGTTATTGTTGCGAAATGCACGAGATTTGCTATTATTCAGATAAGATGACGCTATATATGGTTGCACGATGCAACCGAGCGCAACCAATCAGGACATAATATGCGGAAGTTTCAGCCATCCTTGGTAAACTGGGATGAGATCAAAGAGCGCGTGCTTGCTGGTGAGGGCTACACAAGCGTAGCCAAGGACTATGAGGTATCCAGGCAGGCAATACAGAAGCGCTGCAATAAGGAAGAGTGGATCGCTAACAAGCCAAGAGCAATGGCTGTAAAGCGCGAGTTGTTTAAGCGCAACCAGAAAGCGCAACCAAACGCAACCGCGCAACCGGTTGCGGTTGCAGTAGCGCAACCAAGCCAAGCAGTGCTGGTAAGGGATGATAAGCAAGCGACAGTAATAGCATTACTCAAGGATGGCGTGCCTAAGACGCACGCTGCCGCTGTAGCAGGCGTGAGCGAGGCAACGCTGCATCGCTGGGTAAATGATGATGAAAGTTTTAGGAGTGAGGTACGCGCAGCAGAGAGCGCGGCGGTCGCTCTCAGGGTGCAGCGGATCGGAAAAGCAGGCGAAAAGGATTGGCGGGCAGATAGCTGGTATTTAGAGCGCACTCAGAAGGCCACGTTTGGTTCTGACGCTGGTAAAGGCGGCGGTTTAGCCGTGCAGATCAACATTATGCGTGATGGTGAGCCAGAGGTTGTTGACGTAACACCGGCAGGGTGAATCTACAACAGAGCTACAACAAGCAAGGGCAGAGGCAGCGCTGATCGTTGACTAGCCTAGCTTGTGGCGCTGCGTGTTACCGCCTTTGAGGGGCGGCACTCGATTCAGACCCGCCCCAGGCCATGCCCCCAGGGCTGGCTCGCGGCGATGACGAAGGCGATATGTAAGCACGCCCCCATCTACAAAATATCAGGGTTTCAGGTTGCATGGCAGAGCAGCGTTACATCGTGCGTTACGCGCTTGCTGAAGAGCCTGTGCCTACTGGCTGGGATTGTAGGCCCATGCAAGGGCATCACGGCGCTGAAGGGCGTGTAATCCATAGCAAGCGCGTTGATGAGGGTGCAGATGAAGATTGAGCGCATAGGCGATTGCACGCTTTATTTAGCTGACTGCATGGATATTTTGCCGACATTAGATGGCGTTGATGCTGTTGTGACTGATCCGCCTTATGAGGCAATCATGCACAAGTCCAAATCTTCTGCCGCACGAAGAATACGCACAGACGGCCGGTGTGAGCTAAGTGTTTTGGATTTTGACTGCATTGATGGCATACGAGATGAGGTTGCCAACTTGGTTGCTAGTGTTTGTGGTGGTTGGTCATTGATTTTTTGTGCGCCAGAAGGTGTAGGCCGTTGGGCTGATGCTATAAATGAAACCACTGCTAAATACAAACGTGCTTGTATATGGGTTAAGCCTGATGCCACGCCCCAGCTTAATGGTCAAGGCCCAGCAATGGGCTATGAAAACGTTATTGCGTCTTGGTGTGGTTCTGGCAAGTCAAGGTGGAACGCTGGTGGCAAGCGCGGTGTTTACACCCATTTAACAAATTCTAAAAGGCGACACGGTTTGCACCCAACTGAAAAGCCTATACGTCTTATGAAAGAATTGCTTGCAGATTTTACAAACACAGGTGAGTTCATCTGTGACCCATTTATGGGCAGTGGCACAACAGGCGTTGCGTGCGCTGAAATGGGCCGCAAGTTTATCGGCATAGAAAAAGATGCCAGATATTTTGATATTGCTTGTGAGCGCATATCGGATGCTTACAAGCAGCCAGACCTTTTTGTGCCGCAGCCAGTAGCGATCTGATGGCAGAGCAAAGCACATTCGCACGGCGCATGATGGCGCAGAAGCTGATGGC